TGTATACTGTTGTGTACACGTGGGTATACAGTTGTGTACACACGTGTATACTCATCCCTCCTCGGTAGGAGGTATTCGCTGGGCATATCTAGACTAAGACATAGATATTTCCATCTTCTATCTTCGGCGTATACTCCTTCACGACCTTGCCCTCGCACTATAGTAATTTCATGCGTCAGCCCTATAGAATAACCCAAGGTGGACACATAATGATAGTCTCTTGTTGGGACTCGAGGCTGAACAGCTACATCGAGTCGAACTGAGCCAGCAGCATCTGTACCCGTAGGATTGACTTACCGAGCTTGGTCTCGATGAGCTTCAGGATGAAGAGGTCGATATTGGCTAGTGACTCCATGTTCTTAGCTCTGTCTCTGGCACGCTTGCGCCAGCCAGCCAGCCTCCCCTAGGTATACAGTAAGGCGTCTCGTGCAAGTTATCGTTTCACATAGGATACCGCTAAAGTAGATTCTGATGCCGTTCCCCTAGTCTCTCCTAGCTCCGTACCCTACAACTAGTTTTTCTATCCCTTTGTCCCATGAGTGTGACTGATCTGAGGATATACACAACCTCACACCTACTGATGTGGAGGTCATCGATGCCCTCCTTTCTACTACCGGCAGAGTACCCTGAGAGGTATCCTACATATCCTCTCGACACTTACCTAAGGAGCGGGAATTCAGAAGAGGGTGCTATGGGGAGGTTTCCTCTGGCTTTAGCACATACATTCGCAACTAAATAGTAAGCTATGCCCGAGAAGATGATTTGAGAGCGACTAGTCTATGAGCTTATGCCACTTATCAAAGAATACTTAGCCGAAGGGCTCATGCAAAAGGCTGCAGATAGCTTCTCTCAGCTCTTCTACGAAGAGGCCAAAGCATACTTGTACGAATAGCACTACGATCCTCTCGACTGTGAAGCGACCTATTAAGTCCCTCTTTACGCTTCAGAACGTCTCTATCCCGTACGAAGACCTAAACTCCGTATGGAAGTGCGATAAGCGCTATGGAGCAGATACACTCAGGCACTTTATCACTCTGAATAAAAGAGCCTTCGACTTCATCGGTATTCGGGCTGAGATAGACACCTCCTTGGGTAAGACCTCTCTGCGACTGAGTACGTCTCGCTATGCAGGAACTATTCCCCTGCTATCACCGAAGAACGGTAAGCCCTACGGAGACCTTGTCATCCGTGGTAGGTTTGGGGAAGATATATCGGGACTCCTTGCAGCGGTACAAGATAGCTTACCTCCCGAATATGCCCCCAGCCTCCCTCCCATCGAGGACTCCACGTTGGAGCCACCGTTCTACTTCGAGTGTTGCAGGTTCATTGACCACTGGAGGGGGGTAGAGAGGAGCCAGTGGTGCAAGTTCGAGGTGATCGATCGAGACCGGAATATCCCAGCCAGCGGTACGCGGTGGGAAGTATACGCCGAGAGAAGCTTCGCTCCAGAAAACACGCTGAAGTACCCGACCCGAGAGAGCCGACTATCTAAGCATCACTTAGAGTTTAGGCAGCTCGTCTCGGTGCTTCTACTGGCAATATCTGAGGTGCAGAGGATCCAGACACCGAGTGCTGTCAGAGCCAAATACCTCAGGGAGATGACCCGGCTACGTTCACTTTACGACGGCATGCCTAGACCTAATATGTGTAGTCTATTCGCTGAGCGGGCATCCGATCCTATAGTCGTCAGAGAAGCTAAGAGACTAGCTAACGTGATCCTCCGGAACAAGAGGACGCAGAGGCGTGCTTGGAGGATCGACTATGCCATCCTCTTCGAGCGCTATGTCCAGTACCTCTTTGGGGCAATAGCTAGTAGGCGGGGATACTCGGTCATGTGCAATCCGCACTACAGCATATCCGGGTGGGCTCCAGTCTGGGTGCCACGTTACCTAGAGCCTGATATCGTAGTCGACAAGGGCGATGGTCAAGTGATCGTCGATGCAAAGTATAAGAGCCATATGCTTAACTGGGGATCGATGAGTGAGGGGCTGAAGGAGGCCTTTAGGAGTGATCTACACCAGATATTGGCCTACAGTTCGTTTGACCCCAAGCCGAGGAAGCGCGTAATGCTAGCCTACCCTTCTATGGCCTTCTCTAGCCAAAGGCTACAGATAGCTACACCTCTCGCTTCTGCTAGCACCGAGGTGCATCTCCTAGGTATTCCCCTAGATACAAACGCTATGGACGAGACCCTATCTCAGCTAGGCACACTGATCGAGGTGTGATGCCCTTCGGGAGAAGTGTAATAGAATAAGGGGGAGCCCAAAGATGGGCTCCCCCTTATTCTGTAAAAGGATCTAGGATATAGCTATGTGGACGGATATAGTAGCCTATTATCTATTGTCCACACTACAACTCTATCGTGGTGCCATCGTAGCCTTTGATGACTCTAGGCCGGGTCGTATCATAGCTTGGGGAGAAGAAATCTAACCGAGGATTGTAATACTTGACCTTGACTCCGAGTAAGCCTAACACAGAGTTTGCGATTAGATCTGCCATGATCTTCCTATCCTTAGCTGCCAGGACTTGTTCATAGAGCTCAGGGTGCTGCTGGCGCATTGAGGGGGAGAAGTAGACCATGAGAGGAATAGTCACTCCAGGGCGAGAGACCTCATGCTCATAGTAGTCGGGACGCTGAGGATTCTCGTAGATCACCTGCCCATGGTCAGAGTAATAGAGAATGATCGAGGGCTCAGAGGCAAAGTGCTCCATGATCTTGGAGACGACTAGGTCATTGTGGTAGATTGAGTTCACATAGTCACGAATGATCCCTGCCCGCTTAGCATCTGTAGGTGAAGGCTGTCCATTGGGAAGATTCTTAGGGAGATCTTTCGTTTGGAAGCGAGCCATGTCCTTAGGACAGCGCTCTCCGTATGGCGAATGTGATCCCATGAGATGTACGATCTGTGCGAGAGCCTTGGCCTTGCTCCCCTGTGGGATCATCGACCTTGAGCCCAAGAGAGGAAGTAAAGCGAGGTCATCCGATGTATCCCAGTCTCCAGCTGTACGTATCCTAGTGAAGCGCGTACTATCCGCCGTCTGTGAGAGGGTAGCCAGCGGTTGTAGTCCGGAGCCCTGACTCTCTTGGTTGCTTAACCAATAAGTATAGTAACCAGCCTTGGATAGGACGAAGGGTAGTGTAGGGAACTTATACCATTCCTTTGGCTCCTCCTCTCTCGTGTAGAGACTCATACTCTGTGATACAGAGCTTACCGTCCAAGAGGCCGAGGAGACGACATCTGAGAAGAGGATCAGATCCCCCGTCCTAGCTAGAGAATCCTGCTTCGGAGTATTAGGCAGAGGATACCCATAGCAGTGCATGTAGTCCCGGCGCATCGACTCGCCGATGATGATGACCACCGTCACGCTATCCATCCCCTCCCTTCGCTCTATCTTCCCTAGGTCAATATGCTTGAGCTGGGCTGTGTAGGTAGCTAGGTCTCTAGCGTCTTCTATACAGTACATTGTCCCCTGGTACAGACGCTCGACGGGAGCCATATAAGGGGGGTAGAACGAAGCGTACGCAATAATACTTCCGCTCAATACCCCTTAAATCGCTGATTGTCGGAATGTTCGTGGGGGCAACAGGCACATGCGCCTGCAAAACGAAGCGTTACATTTGGGTTACATTGGTGTTACATTGACGGGCTTCAGACGGCATTAGAAGGCGCTACGTGTTACATCCGAACGCTGAAGGGCTGAGATAGCCCCATAGAACGCCCACAGCGGGCGCAAACGCTTGAAATAGGCGGTTATAGCAGGACTCATCCTCTATAACCGCCTATCCTATTTCTGCCCTCAATCACGTCTTCTATATTAAGAAGCAGGTATGTGACAATCCATCATCCGAAGCGCATAGGGAGTTCACTTGCTTGCCCTAAAAGGGAATTCTAGGAGAGGCATCAAGGGAATTCACTTGGGAATTCAAATAGAGAGAAATTCACACATGTGACGGAGTAGTAAATAGCATTAATTTGCCATTAACTACCGATACTTCACCTGAGTATAGGGAGGTATTACATTGCTTATTAGGCTCTATCCTATTGAAAAATAGCGGGAAAATACCCTTACGGCTTAGAATGGAGCAAGGCTAACACTTGATCCATCTGTTCGTCTCGTTTCGATAAGAGCTCCTTTAGGTGACTCACCTGCTGTTCAAGAATGCGTATTTGCTCTGATTGGCTTCGCAGAAGAGCTTCCTGATCTCCGAGTTGTCTACCACCCAATGAGGTGGCGGTATTGGCATCTCCATATATATTGTTATCCCCTTTAATATTGCCGATCTCAATGAGAGGGCGATGCCCTGTAAGCATCTCACCTTGCCCTAAGATTAGCCAGTAGGGTGATATATCGCTGTAAACGGACAATATTTCAGCTATCACCTCTCCGCCAAACTCGCTGTACTTTGACTTAAAATTGGACTCTGAAACCCCCGTAGCCTTGAGGAAATCGCGAATCTTCACCCCTTTCACTTTCAAATACATACGCACCCTCTCTTTTATTGGAGCTGAAATTTTGTACCCTTCCGTTTGCATTAGTCGAAATTTAGTCTTTACTTTGTAGTGTCGTTAAGACTTAACAACGTGTAAAGATAGGCAGAAACAGATTAGAGACAATAATCACAATGGCAACAATTATGCAACGACACATTGAAGTGGGTGCCGATGTCCGCAAGCGCATCATGCAGGAGCTGGGTATCACAGAGGGTGGTCTATCCCTTGCCCTCAACTACAAGCGAGATGGAGAGGATGCAAGAAAGGCACGTGCTCTAGCTCTCGAGCTGGGCGGTGAGGTCTACTGCACCATACCAGAGTGCGAGACAATTCATGATGCTGACGGGAAGATGATCCAGGTCTTCAGCAACGGCGCACGGCTCATCATTGATAAGGAAAACAGTGAAGGACGCATTGAGCACAATGGGCGAGAAGTCAGTGTGCACTACCACGTAACCATCAATATGCTTGCGGGACTGCAAGCGCTAGCCTCAAGCCTCTAAGAACAATGCTCCAACACTACGGAAAATCCACGGTGATAGACCTTGCCGACCTCACTGAGGATCGACGGACTGCCGAAGATCAGTCCGAGTGTTTGGCTCCAGTGATCACTACGTACAACTATCGGAATCTTGTCAACCGAGGGAAGATTAAAGTCTTGCGTCGTGGTGGAGGCGCTGGGAGTAATGTGCTCATCGACTACGATAGCTTACCCAGAGATCTCCGAGACAAGGTAGATAAGCGCATTGGGAGCGATGCAGTGCATGTGGCGGTACTCCGCAAGTGGTTCAGCGACCACTACCAGCGAGATCGCCTCGCCCAGGAGTACTATCCTAAGCGCCTGCGGGAGCTTAACCTCACCCTCTCTCTTGAGCGCATAGCCCAGTTGACAGAGGAGTACATCGTGAATGCGTCGGTACTACAGAGTGTGCGGAGCTTGCAAGCGGACATACGCCTCTTGAAGCGAGTGATGGGAGGTAGCAAGAAGGTACGCTGGGAACAACTAGCGAGTGCGATCAGCTACTATCGCCAAGAAGTCGGGCATACACTCCCTCAGAGTGCCCCCCGCTTTAGGAAGGCACTGCGAGAGTTTGAGCAGAAGGGCTACGAAAGTCTCATAAGCAAGAAGTTCGGCAACCAACAGACTCGAAAGGTCGATCACGACACGCTCCGCCTCCTCCTTGCCATCGATAACGATGATACTCGCCCTTACAACAGCACGGTGGCAGACCGCTACAATGACTTCGTGGAAGGGTTAGTCGCCATCTACAATCCCGAGACGGGTGAGCTGTACGACAATCGTCAGTACAAACCCCTCTCCGCCTCTACGGTTGCCTTCTACCTCAACACCCCCGAGGCAAGGGCATTGAGAGGCAAGGTACACGATGACTACCAGACGTGGCGAGGCAAGCACCAGCCGTATGTGATGCGCAAGCGCCCAACGATGTCTCTCTCGAAGATCTCCCTCGACGACCGAGATCTCAAAATCAAGGTCAACTGGAGAGAGCAGGGTATCAGCGAGACCGTCAGCCTCAAGATCTACGTAGCTTACGACTTAGCAAGCCAAGCAATCATCGGGTATGCCTTCTCGGGGAAGAAGCGCCACGACATCTTCATTAGCTGTCTCCGATCAACCTTCCGCACACTCCTCTCCCTGGGGCTTCCTTGCCCACATGAGGCGGAGGTGGAACAGCACCTGGTGTCGGACTTCCGTACCTCACTGATGGCGGATGGCGCACTCTTCCCTAAGGTACTCTTCTTGGCACCTGGGAACTCACAGGCAAAGGGCGCTGAGCACTTCAACAGGCTCTTTAAGTATGAAGTGGAAAAGGAATTCATACCAAACACGGGGCGACACTACGCACGCTTGGAGGCTAATCAAACCAGTGAAGAGAAGAGCTTCGACGAGCATAACGATCGCTTCAAATCGAAAGTCTGGGCTTACGAGGATGCCGTCGCCTTCTACGAGGGGCTGATACGAGAGTACAACAACTCACCACATAGCAACGAAGCGTATTGGGGTGGGCGCACCCGTTGGGAAGTCCTCCAGGAGTCGGTCAATCCCGAACTAGCAAGCATCGACATGCACCGCTTAGCCGTCTTACTCGGCGAACATCGAGCCACCTCGGTACGTCGAGGGGCAATCAAGGCGAACTACCGCTCCTTCTCCCTTTCGCCCCAAGCTATCGGGAAGCTGAAGGATCGCAACGGCAAGGTAGACGCATACAGGTGGGAGCAAGTGGAAGGTCAGATGGATGAGGTCTACATCTACGAAGGTGGACGCTACATCGAGACTACCACGGAGGTCGAACGCTTCAATGAGGCGACGATCGAGCAGACTGCGGACGACCGCAAGAAGCTACACGGACAGCTACAGCGTGTAAAGTCCTTCGACACCTACATCACGGAGCGCCTGCCTGGCAAAGCCCGCCTGCTGAAGGGAGAGACACACCGAATGCTTACCGACCTCGAGCCTCAGGAGGTGGTCACGCTACGCCGTGGCGAGGATGGTGAGCTCCACGACGAAAACGAAACAGAGGACTGGCTGGTAACCTCCCCCGAGGTGGATGACATCCGAGCGAGGGCGCTGGCAGACCTGTAAGAATAGTAATCGAACACTAATCAAATGATACTAGAATGAAGAAGAAAGTAAAGAAGAAGGAAAGCAGAGTTGTCTACTCAAAGCCTGGGCTTGTGTCCATTTTGGGGATAGATAAGTATAACGAACTGAATAGCAACGGCGAGTTCGGTCAAGAGGAGCTAATCTTTAGCGGAGATAGGTGTATAACCATATACCGAGAAGCTCAATTTTCAGAAAATGCACTAAATGCAGTACTCCATGCAACTAAGTAACGAACTCAAGGGGCGCACGCTCGAGGCAATACTCGCCGACCGTGCAAACTACCCCAGCGATAGCAAGCACGCCACTGCCCTCGGCATCTCACCGAGCGTCTACAATGCCTTGAAGAAGGGGAAGCTCGAGAAACAGCTGAGTGAGACTGCTTGGCTGAGTATCGCCCGACGACTCAACGTGCCTCTGCGTGGCGAAATCGAATGGAAGGTCGCCCCAACCGCCACCTTCGACTATGTGACGGGACAGCTAGAGGCATGCCAGGAGCGAAGTCTCTCCGCACTCCTCTGCGACCTGCCGAACATCGGTAAGACCTTCTCGGCTCGTCAATACGCTCGGACACATAAGAATGTCGTCTATGTGGACTGCTCGCAGGTCAAGACTAAGGTTCGTCTGGTGCGACAGATTGCCCTTGGCTTTGGCTTAGAAGCCAAGGGGAGGTATGAGGAGATCTACGCTAACCTTGTCTACTACGTCAAGAGCCTCCACCAACCCCTAATCATCCTAGACGAAGCAGGTGACCTTCAGTACGAAGCTTTCCTGGAGCTTAAGGCAATCTGGAATGCGTTGGAGAACGTATGTGGCTGGTATATGATGGGTGCTGACGGGTTTAGAGCTAAGATTGAGCGAAGCATCGACTGCCGAAAAGTCGGCTATACCGAGCTCTTCTCCCGCTTCGGTGATACTTACCGCCAGGTGACACCGCTCGATGGGGAGGAGCGCAAGAACTTCCTCCTGCGCCAGGTGGTCGAGGTGGCAAAGCTCAACGTCCCCCAAGGGGTAGATCCTGTTAGCCTTGCTCGAAAGTCAGGTAGCCTGCGAAGGGCTTACACCGAAATCGAGAAGCTCAAACTACAAGCGGAGGCATAACGATGGAAAGAGCCTACTCACCCTCCGAGATACTCCGCAAGAAGATCCCTAGCATCCCCTTCGAGGGGGTGTGGCGGGATGCCTTCGGGGAGCCAGGACGTACAGGTGTCTGGATCATCTGGGGAGAGAGCGCAAATGGGAAGAGCTCCTTTGCGATGCAACTAGCCAGAGAGCTCACTAAGCACGGCAAGGTTGCCTACAACTCGCTGGAAGAGTCCCTCTCCCTCTCCTTCCAAAATAATATGCGCCGATGCCGAATGGAGGAGGCTCGGGGGCGCTTCTTAGTCCTTGATAGAGAGCCGATAGAAGCCCTCACTGAGCGCCTCAAGCGCCAACGCTCCCCAGACTTCGTCATCATCGACTCCTTGCAGTACACAGGGATGAACTATAAGGAGTACAAGAAGCTCAAGGAGCAATTCCCTAACAAGCTCTTCGTCTTCGTATCGCACGCCGATGGGGAGAAGCCGAAAGGGGCGACTGCTGTCAGCGTCCAATACGACGCCGACATGAAAATCCTAGTACAAGGCTACCGAGCAATATGCAAGGGGCGCTTCATCCCCGAAGCTGGTAAGCACTACAGCATCTGGGCAGAAGCCGAAGCGAAGTACTGGGGGATAGAAACAGAACAAGATAATGAACCTCAATACTAACTAGTAACTAAGAAAGAATTATGGACTACGTAATCCTGTGCACCATGAGCGGGCTGATCGCTCTACTCCTATGTGAACACCTTTCGATCGCTCCTCGACGGAAAGAGCTCGAAGAACTGAAAAGGGGAAATGAAGATAATCTTAGAGAGCTCTATGATCTCCGAGGACAAAAAGCCTGCCTAAGCGAAGAGCTGGAACAGCTAAAGGCGAAGAGTGAAGACGACCTCCGAAAGCTCCGAGAGGAGAATGGTGACCTCACGTCAGAACTGGATAAGTTCAAAGGATACAACGCCTTAATGTTGATTGCAGTTAAGGTTCATATAGACGCTTTGAAAAGGAAGGGCAACGAAATCAATAGTCTACGTCAGCAGAAGGAAGCTCTGGAGAAGGAGCTCCTGGAGCAGGTCGGCAATCAGTCGGAGAAAAGAAATGCCTAAGCGTGATTCTTACGCCTCCTTCTACGCTCTCTACAAGAAGATGCTTGGTGCGTCCAAAGAAGAACTCGTCCTGCAGTGGACGTGCGGGCGCACCAGTTCACTACGGGAGATGAGCGAGTTGGAGTACAACACGATGATTCGAGAGCTGAGACAGCAGGTTGAGTCCCTTGATGAAAAGCGTAAGGCTCGGTCAGCTGCCCTGAAGCAACTTCAGCTCTACGGGATCGACACTACGAATTGGGATGCAGTAGACCGCTTCTGCTGTAATCCTCGCATCATAGGTAAGAGGTTCGCTCACCTTAACATCAGGGAGCTCACGGAGTTGCGTGCGAAAATGCTCTCTATACGACATAAGGCTAAGAGGAAGCAAGAAACCGAACATCAGAGGGAGCTTGCAAAGTTGCAGACGAAAGGGCAACTACCTAGCTAAACAGAGATAACAACCATCAATTATACTCAGTAGTATGCAAGAAGAAAAGAGAACCGTCCAGATGACGGATGCCGAATGGCAAGAGTATCAAGCTCTCAAGCGAGAGCAGGAAGAAAGAGAGAAAGCTCAAAAGCGGAAGGAAGATCGAGAAACGTACCGTCAGCTCAGTGAGGAAGCGGTCGATGACATTTTCGTAGATGTCAAGACCCTCCATGAGATGATGCAAACCATAAAGCATAAGGTTATTGGACGCTTCCAGGGTATCCTCAAGATGCGTAATGAGGCATTCGACACGGACTCTAAGCAGAGCCAGTACTCCTTCATGAATAGGGATTGTACCAAGAGAATTATCCTAGGACGGTACAAGAAGTACATGCATGACACCACAGCGGAGTCGGGCATAGAGAAAGTCAAGGGTTATCTAGAAACTCTGGGTACAGATGCCGAAAGCCAAAAACTTGTGCGCATCATACTCGACCTGCTCAGTGAGAATGCTCAAGGAGAGCTCGAACCAGATAAGATACTCCAACTCGACCGCTATGCGGAAGAGTTTGGGTCAAATGAGTTCACGGAGGGAGTGAAGATCATCAAGGAATCACTAATCTTCGACTGGACAAAATACTTCTTCAGGGCGGAGGAGAAAGATGCCGAAGGGGCATGGCGGAGTATCCCCCTATCAATGATCAACGTAAACTAGCTGTAGTATGATAACGTGTTGTATCATCAGAAGAGCGCTGGACAAATGGCGACTAAGGATATCCACGGAGGAATTATGGAGAAGCTGGATACTCTCTCGCCAGCATACTCCAGATGGAGATATTTTGAGAGCCTATACTCCAATTGGATACGTCCAATTGGAGTATAGGAAGGAGAATGGCTGTTGGATCATTAGTCCCAATTGGACAACAGATCGATATGCAACTAGAGAGGAGTCTCGAGCAATCCATATCGCTGTTAAGTCCTACCTAAAGGCACTAAGATATGCCGTGGGTACATCACTGCTACTGATAAGAGCTCAAAAGGCAAATGAGCCGTATCGAGATCAGATCGACGAAGTATTGGGCAAGCTGTATCCAGAAGATAACCAAGAAGAATGGTAGATATGAATAAGTGGTATTTATGTAAGGTATCCTATGAGCGCCAAGCGGATAGCATGGGACTAAAGAAGGTGACAGAGGGGTATCTCGTCGATGCTCTTAGCTTCACTGAGGCAGAAGCTCGAATCGTCAATGAGGTTACTCCCCTTGTCTCCGTTGGGGTGTTGGAGGTGGTAAATATACGACCGATGCGCTTCTCGGAGCTTCTCCTTGATGGGAAGTCAGATAAGTACTATCGAGCAAAGGTGGACGTAATCACCATCGATAGCGGAGGTCGGGAGCATAAGGAAAGCACGGCAATGCTCGTGCAGGCGAACTCGCTCCTTATTGCTACGAAGGAGCTTATAGCTCATTTAGGTGGCCTACCACCTTATGAGCTAGTAAGCATCGCTGAGCTCGACATCCTCGATGTCTATCGCTACATAGCACCTGAGGAGCAATGATCATAGCAGTAGACTTTGACGGTACTTTGTGCGAGGATAGATACCCAGAGATAGGCTACCCGATGCCTCGTGCAATCGACAGCATGCGACGCTTGCATGAGGATGGTCACTATCTCATCCTCTGGACATGCCGAACAGGTGAGCGCCTAAAAGACGCTATCAACTGGTTGCTGGCTCATGGCATCCCGATAGATCGGGTGAATGACCATTGTCCCGAAAACCTTGCCAAGTACGGGGAGGGCGGGGTGAAGGTCTATGCCGACCGATATATCGACGACAAGGCAGGCTTCACGTCTTGGTTTGAAGAGATGGAGAAGCTGGGCTACAAGGACTAAGATAGTCAGGGGATAGGAGAAATTTCCTCCTATCCCCTGACCTTTTTTGTATCTTTGCACTATGAGTAAGAAGGGACGAAATATTGACCTCATTAAGAAGCGTGATGATAAGCTCTATGAGCGATTCTTGTATCACTATGACGTGTGCAAGATTCGCTTGGATGAGGTGCTTCGTATCTTGAGTGAGGAGGAGTTCTTTCTCTCGGAGCAACGTATCTGGACGATCATTAAGGGTTACCAGGGCGTGCCTCGTGCAGAGCTTATGGATCGAATCAAGAAGCCCAAGGTTCGAGCAGTCAGAGGCGTGCCTACTTCACTGAAAGTCGTATCTGAGTATTCCTATAGCTTGTTCCCCGCCTCATCTGCTCGGTAACGGTGCAGGTGTAGATACTTTCATAGACCTTTATCCCGTGCTTGAAGGTGAAGAAGGTGGATTGCGTACGCATCAAGCCACCATCGTCAAGCGGGCGATATCCCTCTAGCAAGCTGTGAAGCTTGTGCCTAAGCTCCTCCCGCTCCTTAATGCTAAATTCCGTCCCAGAACCTGAGTGTGTATCATCGTAGCAGTCGATGATCAGGCGCACTCGCAATGTTGCCTCTCCCTTCTGACTATCCCCCTCCAGATGTGACCAGTCTACACGGCTGGGCTCGATGATTACGGCGGGATAGGTGAGCGGATACATTTGCTGTCCATCGTCATCAAGATTCTCCAGCTGTCCATAGTCTTCGTCTACAAGGATCAGTTCGGGCATCTCCCTGGCTATATGGGCTACCATGTTAGAGAGTAGATATTCCATCTTTTATTCGCTGTATACTGTCGTTTACTTCCTTGCTTACCTTCTGCATGAGTTCTCGGCTCTCACCGATGAACTGACGTTTGGGCATCTTAGCTCGTATCTTGAGCTTTGTCTTCTTGGTGAGCGCAAGCGCCATCCATCTCTTCGCCTCTTCGGGAATAGCCTCCTGGGATCCACCCGTCCTCTTGCCCTTCCTGCCTTTCTTGCGCCTGCTAAGCTTGTAGACCATCGCCCAGGCATACTTGCGCATCTTGGGGGTGATAGTTGGGTTGGATACGATTGTCCCCCCCTCGTTATGGATTACGGCGTAGGGTACAGGGTTCTCGATACTCACCTCCCCTCGACCGATATGCGCCTGCGTACTGCTCATCAAGTGATTGCGAGCGGAGGTAAGGGTCTTATAGCGGGCAGATGCCCCCATCCCTCCCCTTAGCTCTCGCTGAGACTTCTTCCAGGGGCGTAGCCCACCATCGGTGAATCCCGAGTCACGGAAGTTCTGCTTGAAGTGCTGGACGGCAATGATCCCGACCTTTCGTGGGAGTCGGTCATTCACATCTCGTTCGACCTGCTCTTTAAGCTTCATGATCAATCTTCCTAGCTGTTTAGGGTCATCACTTGCCATATCAAAATATAGTCTTACCTTTGTGGTGCGAGGTACTCCGCAAGGGGACGTCGCTCCACCTCGCCCACTCAGCCATCATTGGTTGAGTGGGCGAGGTCTTTTATTATACATCATAGGATCGTATCTTGCGCTCTCCATTAATGACAATGAGGAGCTTTTTAATTTGCTTTACCTCCTGACCTCGCTCCTTGGCGTCTGCTGACATGATGCGGTTATAGCTACGTATGGAGGCTTTAATCTGATCATCGCTAAACATTGCGGGGTCATGGAAGTACAGACAGAGGCTGTCCGCCCGCTCTACGTCACTACGAAGGTTGTATCTCTCAAGCTGTTTGTTCTTTGCCGTTAGGGCGTTGACGTAGTTGCTCTTTGCCTGAGTGATACTACGAATATCCATGGACACCCCATCGACAGAGATGTCTAGAGCGGAGAAGGTATCCCCATTCTTATCCCGCTTACTCTCATCAAGGAAAATTACCTTATGCCCAGCATGGAAGAGCGTATCAGCGCATTCTTCTTCGAGGGCATGGGCGGTTAGCTTCTCTTCTCCGAAGTATGTCTCCTTCGTGCTATTGCGCTTATGCCCGATGTGAGAAGCCTTGATGCCTCCCGTCTCAGGATCGAACTCGACATCTCGATACTCCTTATCTTTCGTCAGCTGGAGGTACTCCTCGTAGCGCTCGGGGAACTTTGCCTTTGCCACCTCCCAGTCAATATAGGGGCAGTGGTAACAGTCTTTCGTCTGGCGAGCCTGGAAGGTTCTCTCGAGGAATCCTTTCAGTCCCTTCTTCTTCCCCTTGTTGAAGGGGCAGGCACTGCAGTTCGAGGGGAAGTAGGGGTGCTTATCGCTGAAGGTATGACCATGTCTGGGGTTCTCCTCCAGTCCCTGCTGAGCCTTGGGCGTATTGGGAGATGCCACCCATCCCGTAGAGGGGGCATCTGTTGCCTCGAGCGAGCACTTGCAGTTCCATCGATTGGCTGGATGGTTGTCCGTCCAGAATGGATCATCGATAGGTAGGGTAAGCTGAGAAGCCCAGAAAGTCTCGTGTACTGCCTCTGGCGAGGGTGAGGTGGTAGGCATCCAGCGTAGGTTCGGAAGGACATCCCGATTGCGCTCAAACTCCTGCCAGTCGGATGCTTGATGCGCCCTGAGGATAGCGGTATCATACTCCGTTCGTAGCCAAGAGCCGACCTGATGGCTTGCAATGGGCGCAATGCTCTTCTTCCAATCCTCAAAGGATCGAAGCTTACCCTCCCCATCCAAAAGTCGCTTCTGCATTTGAACACCCATTGAATGGCATTTGAATGCAGAGAAAACCTCGTTCGAGTGGCGAAGCTCCCGCAGGAAAGATTGCTCATGGGTCTCATGCCCGCTATCGATGAGCCCCTCGACGCTTGCCTCATTGATGATGCGAAGAACCTCCCGCCATGCTTGTGGCTCGATCTCTTTGGATACATCAAACCCGTCATACACCTTGCGGAGGTGTTCCTCGAGGACTTGTGGGCTAAATCTGACCGTGCTGTCGTTGTGGATAGAGCCCGAACAGCAGGGGCATGATCGCTCTCCGTAGTAGAGTGTATCGATTAGAAATCGCTGTCCGCCCCTCCTGGGAGAGGGGCTAGGGAGAAAAAACGGCTGAGCAGGTTGCGCAAGCCCTTCTTGCCCCGAGGC